TAGAGCGGTTAAAGAGCGGACGGCTGCGGTATCGCGGCCAGACGTTCCCCGGCTATAACAAGCAGGTTCGCACCTCTGGCGAGAGCAAAAAGTTTAAGGTTCTAGCCAAGAAGGGTGATCAGGTAAAGGTGGTTCGCTACGGCGATAGCAACATGGAAATCAAGCGAGATAACCCAGAGCGCCGGCGCAATTTTCGCGCAAGACACAATTGCGATGCGGTTCAAAAGAAAAAAGACGTTTTCACGGCCTCTTACTGGTCGTGTAAAAATTGGTGACCTAATATGAGCTTTGCAGCACCCAAAGAGTTTTACGAGCGGCAGGAAAGAATAAAAGCCAGCCCCCTTTATCCGCAAATTCAGTACATGAATTCGCAACTAAACCAGATGCAAGAGGGCACCCCTCAGTATGAGATGCTCAAGGCGAAACTCTTTGCCATGCAAGATCAAGCGGCTGGCGGAGTCGCTCCGCAGCAACAGCAAATGCCACAAATTCCCGGCAGGTCTGGCGGTATTGAGGGATTAGCAGAGATGTTGGTTCGAGATGACGGATTAGGACAAAGAAGCCCGGGGCAGTACCCAGATACCTACCCGGTGCCTAGCACGGACGACATGATAATTGAGTTCCCAGTGCCAGACCGCCCTTCAAAAACACCACGCGGAAGAGTTCCTGATTACATAAAGACGGCACCACCAAAGCCGCCAAGACCTCCTATTTTCGAGAATCCCTTCGGAAGCGAAGGCCGGCGACCTCCAAGACCTCCTATCCTAGATGATATTTTTGGGGACGAAGGCCAGCTTCCTCCAATGATGCGGACTAACGATTTTCAAGACCGAAACGGGAACCGCATTGATGACAGAGACGAAAAGGGCGGCGTTAAACGTAGACGGATTCCAAGTCGCAGGATAAAAGATTCTTATCGACAAAGGGGCGGTTTAGCGGGACGGATTGCACAGCTTACCGAGCAGATGCAAGGTCGGAAAGATAGACCTATGCCCCGTGGAGGCATGTTCAGAGATCTCATGCGTAGAGTTCAGTCGGAACGAGATGAGCCGCGCATGCAAGCTCCTCTGCAAAATATGCTTGCGCCGCCTCCTGAGCAATACTTTGCAGAAAGAAACCGGCGAGAGATGGATGCGCCGGATATGGAAGCAATACGCAGGCAGATCATGCAAAACATGAGAATAAGGGGCATTGGCATCTAATGGCTATATCCAGCGATTTACAGGCAGCTCAGGACGAGTACGGTAGCTCAGCATCCCCTTATGCCAGTCTAAGCGATTATTTGACGCAGCGCCCAGCTTACGATAGGGGTGCGAGAGAAGCCCCGCCGGATCCCTCAATGCGGACTTTAGAAGCCATCATGCCTGACACTGACCAGTTGCTGGCTGAGCAGTATGAAAAGATTATGGCTGAGCAGCGAGAGGCGGAAGAGGCCTCTACGGCAGCTCGTCAGTCTGAAATTGACAGCCTTCAACAGCTACTGAGGCAAGAACTTTCAACGTCAGAAGATGCTGCGCTTGGACAAAGATCAGAGCTAACCAAAGCCCTTGAGGGCCAGATAGAGGATATGCGCCGAGGGGTTGACGCAGAGACGTTAGATTTGCGGCAGTCCGGCTTAGATGAAAGAGCGGCTCTGGCCCGTCAAATTGAGGAAGGCGACAAGTTAGTTAGAGAGGCGCAGGTTCAGGCCATTGGCGACTTGGAAGACCGGCAAGGTTCTTTGGTTGGCGATCTAAAAGAGAGAATAGGTGTTCTCAGCGAAGATCTTACTCAGGTTAACCAAACGATCGATGAAAAGTATTTGCAGCTTGACCAAGACCAGCAGGCCTCGGCTCAGCTCGCTCAAGATGAAATTACATCCCTTAACGACCAGCTCAAGACTATAGAGCAGTCAATTAACGAAGAAAATTTAGCTCAGTCAGAAGCTTTAAGAGCAGAGACCGGAAGCTTGCTTGCAGGCCTAGAAGGCAAAATTAGTGGCGTTACAGGCCAGTTAAGCGAACTCCCAATACCTGAACTGCAACAGCAGATAGCAGCCCTCTCAACCGATAATACTGCGCTTGCTCAGCAAATTGATGAGCTTTCAGGTCAGCAGGCTTCTGGAACCGCAGATCTTTCTACAAGAATCGAGGGTGTAAGCTCTGATCTCGCGGCCATTAATGAGCGTATTGACTCCGAAATTTTAAGTCTTGACCAAGCCTCGCAGGAATCTGCTCTAGCGGCACAAACCGAGATTGACGACCTAAACGCGCAGTTAGAATCTCTTTACAGCGATGTAGAAACCGGGAATGTGGATCAATCTGAATTGTTGCGTGGAGAGGTTTCTGAATTAATTGCTGGCTTGGAAAGCAGGATAGGTGGCATTCAAGAAAACCTTGGTGCTCTGCCGATCGACCAGCTTCAGGCAGAGCTTGCCACAGTCAACGACCAGACGGTTGCTTTTCAGCAGGCAATTGACACTGCTGGCACAGAAAGAACTGACCTCGCCGCAAGGATAGAGGCGTTGCAGGCTGCTGGTTTGACCCAAGACGACCTGTCTGGCTTGTCTGAGTCGATTGCAGGCCAAAGGCAGACGGACATCACTTCCGCCCTAGACCCTGTACAGCAGCAGATTGAGGCGCTTCGCGGCCAAATACCCGGAGAAGTTGATACCGAGGCCTTACGCAAACAAATTACCGAAGACATCATGGCTCAAATGGCCAATCAAGCACCTCCCGCTGGCGGCGGCACGGGTGGCACCGACACAGATGTAGATGTTGGCGACGTTGTTGTTGAACCCGGCCCCGGGTTTAGCGGAACGCCCTATGAAAACTTTATGGGCGGGTTCGTTCCCGGTGCAGGGCAAACCTATGATGCAGGCATGGACTACGGGCCATCAGCGTCCGAAGCGGCTGGCTTTAACCCTGCCGGCGGAGGCTCAATGGGCGGAGGCAATCAAAGCATTTACGGACAAGGTGGGTCGGCATCCGCTGACTTCTACGGCAATGCCCCTGTTGGCTCAATGGGCAATACCGGGGTTGATTACACTCAGTACGATCCCGGCGATTATGCGAGGTCATCTGGACTTGGTTCTGGAGGGGCTGCAAATTACAACCAAGGGCCATTCCAAATTCAGAAATTTGACAACGACCTTTTTAACCGAACAAATTTTGGAATGTAGCTTGTGACTTCATCTGCCCCTAAGAATGTAGCCAACCCAAGCCTTTATGCAAAAGCTAAGGCTAAGGCCAAGGCTAAGTTTGATGTTTACCCGAGCGCATATGCAAACGGCTGGATGGTTCAGGAGTACAAGCGGATGGGTGGAAAATACAAAGGCGCTACTGGCGGCGAGGTGAGCTTAGATCCGAAGAAAAGCGATCTTGATAATGACGGCAAGCTAAGCCGTTACGAGCGTAAGCGCGGCACCGCTATCGCCAAGAGTATGGCAAAGAAAATGAACATGGGCGGAACGGTGATGGTTCAGGGTCGTGGCTGTGGCGCTATCATGCCAAACAAGCAAAAGAAGACGCGAGTGCCCCGTGGCTAGAACTGGGCTAAAGAAATGGTTTAGCGAAGATTGGGTAGATATCGGTGCCCCAAAGAAGGATGGCAAGTATCAATCGTGTGGCCGAAAAAACGCATCAAAAAAAAATGGCCGAGCTTACCCAAAGTGCGTACCGGCGGCAAAAGCGGCAAGCATGACGGAAGGTCAGAAAAAAAGTGCGGTAGCGCGAAAAAGATCTAAGAGACAAGGTGTGGGCGGAAAGCCTACAATGGTGAAAACATTCGCCGCGAAAGGCGGATCAATCAACAAGAAACCGGGCAATTCCGGTTTATTTGGGAGGCGATAATGAAAAAGATGAAGGCAAAAGGGTACAGTCGTGGCGGCGCTCCAACAACACGCGCACAACGTCGATCTACGTTAAGCAAAGCGCAAAAAAATCTTTTAGATTCCGTTCAGGGACGAGAAGGCAGTAAGCAGTCAACAAGCGTAATTCAAGACCTGTCCGATCAGTACGGCTACAAGCCCGGTAAAAGAGCTGGCGCTAAAGGCGGCATGGGCGGACGTAGGAAGGCGAAGCCGGGTGGTATGAACATGGGCGGTACAGTTGGTATGAAGCCGATTGACACAACAAAGCTTGGCGCTCTTCCTCCTAGCAGAAAAGTTCCTGCTATGGCGACAAAAGCGCCTTTGGGAGCGCCCGGAACAAAAAGACCGTCCACAATGAGATCTGGGCCTCGAGAAGAAAAACTTGCTGCTGCTAAGAAGGCAACAGCCATGCGCGGTGCTGCGGCGCGCCGATCAGGTGGTAGTACGCCACGCGGCATGAACACGGGCGGTGCAGCCATGAAGACCAAGGGTTACGCTAAGGGCGGTGCCGCGATGAAGACCAAGGGCGCAGCAAAAGGTGGAATCAAGAAACCATCCGCCAAAAAGACGGGATTATTTGGTCGTAGATAGTGGCTTACCTTCAGAGCAATATCCCTCACTTCAAGTGCTGGGTTCGGAAGGAGTACACGCACAACCATGAGAAGTATCATGGGGAGTTCATCCATGCGATGGCCATTGCTGTAACCACCATGCCGACTCGGTGCTTGTCATTTCAGGTGATTTTTACCGGGGCAGAGACATACGACGATGACGATGAGCAAAACGCACATGGTGGAGCCATGTGGGCAAGAATGCCTATCACGGCCTTGGTTGCTGACACGCCACTTGACGATTGGCCTGAGGCAATGCCTGTCTGGGCTGCTCAACCTTGGGATTGCAGTTCTTATAATCACGCTACTTACGTCCTTGACCGTTGCACACCTTGCCCTTGGCTTGCCAAGATTGATGGTGAGTTTTATCCGGCGAAGTATTATTTCACAGTGGATTATGCAGAGAACGAGATAGCGGATGACCCAGCGCAACACAAACAGAGTCACATCTTGGAGCTTCTTGACGCTGGCGAGTGGACTGGCAATATCGTCGCGTTACCCAACAACAGGGTCAGGGTAACGCACCCTGCTTGGTTTGAAACGGGTGATGGTGCGCCAGACTTTAAACCGTCACAGCATATCCACTACTCCAAAAGTGATTTAGACTACACTCTTGACGTGAATCAGGTTTTCAACAACCTCTACGCAGGTGATAAAGATGGCGGTAAGCGGAAGTAAAGATTTTGAATTAGACGTAGCTGATTACGTTGAAGAGGCCTTTGAGCGTTGCGGCTTAGAGCTTCGCACCGGCTACGACCTGAAAACTGCTAACAGATCCCTGAACCTAATGCTCGCTGAGTGGGCAAATAGGGGTTTGAATCAGTGGACGATCAATCAAAAAACTTTAGCGATGGTCAAGGATACGACCTCGTACACGATTGATGCGGTCAACCCAACGGCAACCATCGATGTGCTTGACGCATTTATTCGTGAGACTATCGGGGGCGTATCAACAGACGTTCCACTGAGCCGAATGTCCCGGGCTGAATATGCCAATATGTCGGTTAAGTCTAGCACCGGAAAGCCTAATCAATACTTTGTAGACAAGCAG